GAGGTAAATTTTTTAATTTATTAAATTGTATTTCTAAATGATTATATTTTTTAGGTACAATTACATCTGAGTATAAATGTTCAAAACCTCTAAAACTATTATCACCATTAGTAAAATATATATTTTTATTATATATATAATTATTTTTATATAATAAATTTATTATTTCACTTATTAATTCAAAACTTAATAAATTATTATTAGTTTCAGTACATGGTTTATATAATAATAGTTGACAGTCCTTATTCTTAATTAAATAATTATAAATGTCTTGTTTTATATTATTTAATTCAAAATAATTAATATTTTTATAATTTATTTTTATTTCTGTTTCTAATAAAATTATAATTTTATTTATTAATAAATTAATGTTTCCAAAAGACATTAATATATTATTAGTTTTTATATTTAAACATTATTTTATTCAATTATTTTTATATTATAAAAAATACCATTTTTATATTATAAATTAGTTAATGATATTATATTACCATTAATATCATAATATTTATTTTTATGAAAAATAATAATTAATTATCTTCATAAAAATAAATACCATCTTTATATTGTAAATTAGTTAATGATATTATCTTACCATTAATATCATCATATTTAATTTTATTTTTTTTTGTCAATGTTTTATTTTTTATTAATTCAACCAATTCATCTTTTAATTTATTTCTATTATTTTCATTATCAAATTTAATATTATTAACAAATTCTTTAATCTTTATAATTTTATGAATATTATTTAATTTAGTCCAAGCTTTTTTATATATATCATTATCATTATATATATAATCTGTTCCTTTAATATCAAAATAACTAACACTATTAGTTTTATTTTCTGATTCACTATTCTTATATGATACATAATCAGAATCAATATTTTTATTTTGTAAATCTATTTTATTAATACTATTTTGTGTATCTGATAATTTATCATCATCATTATTATAAGTTAATTTTAAATTATTTACATATATATTTAACCATTCATATGGCATATTTGATTTTGATAAATATATTATCAAAGCATTATAATATTTAATATTTAAATTATTTTTTAAATTATTTATATTCATTTATTATTATATAAATATAATTTTATCTTTATAATTATATATTTATAATTATGTCAAATCAAGAATTATTTAATGAATTATTTTTATATCGTATTAATTTACAAAATATTTATTTAGATGAAGCTATAATAATTAAAAAATTAAAATTAAGAATACAAAATAATTATTCTACTGATAATATAAATAATTTATTATATTTATTTTATCAATCATTTGATATTGATATATCATTTGAATATATACAAAGTATATCAAATAATAGTATAAATAACCTGCCGCTTCAGCGGCATCATGACAATGCGAGTCATAATGAATATAATATATATAATTTTAATAATGAAAATATTAATAATGCTGCCCAATTAATTAATATGCTAAATATTATTATTAATAATGAAAATAATAATGAAAATAATGAAAATAATAATGAAAATAATGAAAATAATGAAAATAATGAAAATAATAATGAAAATAATAATGAAAATAATAATGAAAATAATAATGAAAATAATATATTATTAAATATATTATATAATTTTTATAATAATTTATCATTAGACAATTCTTTAATTAATGAAAGTAATAATCAAGAATTAGATGATGTAGTTGTAACAATTGATAATGAAGATTTAGATAAATTTAATATAATTAAATTAGATAAAAATATAGATGATATATGTGCAATATGTATAAGTAATTATGTTATTAATGATGAAATAATGGAATTGCCATGTAATCATTTTTATCATTATAATTGTATAAGACCTTATTTAAATGAATATAATTATAAATGTCCTATTTGTAGACATGATGTGGGCAAACATAAATATAACTTTTAATTTTTCATTAAATTACTTAATAATAATAATAATGTACCAATTATTATTAATAATATAGAACATGTAAAAAATCTATCTGGTGTAGAATTTATGTATGGTATTGGATTTTCTTTTTTAATTATATTTTGTAAAATAATATGTATCATTTCTCTTAAATTAATTATAATAATATCTATAGATTTTAAATGAGGTAAATTAGTATTAATTATTTCATCATCAATATTATTATTCCAATTATTTTGTTGATTATTAGACATTAATAATATTTAGAAATAAATATTATTAATTATTCTTTACAAAGTAGATAATATTTTTTTTAAATCATTTAGATTTAAAACTTTTTGAATTTATTTATATTATTAATCACAATGACTTGATTTTGTATATCAAAAATCAGTATAAGCAATCTCCCTTTATTACAGTTGATATTTAAGTTTCTATATTATTTAATATAATAATAAAAAAAATTGTATATAAAAATATATTCTATATATTGTATATACACTAAAAGTATTATGTTATATATGTCATGTCCTACATGTAACTATTTTTTAGGTCAAAAAATAATATTATATGAATCTGAAAAACAAAATATTTGTTCAAATATAGACTTATCACAAGAAGAAAAAGAAATAGAAATTAGTAAAATATTATTAAAATTAAAATTAAAACGTTATTGTTGTAAAATGCGTATAATGAGTTATAAAGATATTGTACAAGATATTATTCCATTATATACATAATCTATAAATAAATTTTTTTCTACTTAAAAAAAATTTATTTATTACCCCATATAAAAACAGATAGCAACTTAGTTTTTTTACTTTATATAAACAATTTCTATAAAAAAAATTGTTAATATTATCTATAGAAATATTATAATAATATTATTAATAAATGACAAATTATATTAACAATGGATATATTATTAAAAACAATGATGTCGATGAAGTTATAAATATACCATATAACTTAAATAATATATTAATTACTGAAGATAATTTAATAGATTTATTTAATACTTATAATGTTAAAATTGATAAAATTTATAAAATGCATTATTTTATAGAAGCATTTACACATAAATCATATTGTAAAAAAGATATTATACCTGAATATGTTTTAATTGCTTCTAAAAAAGAATTAGGAAATCCAGAGAATTTAGTAGAATTACAAAATGTTAATTATGAGATTTTAGAATTTTTAGGTGATAGAGTATTAAAACTTATTGTAAGTTATTATTTAAAAGAAAGATATCCAAAACAAGATCAAGGATTTTTAACTAGATTGCAAACAAAAATAGAAGATAAAAATAATTTAGCACTTATGTCAAAAGAAATAGGATTAAGTAAATATTTTATTATTTCAAAACAAATTGAACAAATTAATGGTAGAAATTTACAAAAAATTCATGAAGATATTTTTGAATCATTTATTGCAGCTTTATTTTTATCAAATGGTTTTGAACAATGTTTATTATTTATAACTAATTTATTAGAAACATTAATTGATTATTCAGAAAAATTATATTGTGATAATAATTATAAAGATCAATTATTAAGAATTCATCATCAAAATAAATGGTCATTTCCACAATATATAACTATTCATGTTGAAGGTCCTCCACATAAAAGAAAATATATTATGGGTGTTGAAAAACATAATGATGATAATAAAGATAAACAAAATATTAATAAATTTAATTTTAATGATAAAATTAAATATTTTAAAAATAAATGTATTAGTTATGGTATTGGTTCTTCTAAAAAAGAAGGTGAGCAAAGTGCTGCAAAAATGGCACTTATAATTTTAGGTATTTTAAATGAAGATCAATATACACAAACAGATATATATTATCCTCCATGGGATAAATTAGAAAAATTAGAAATATATAATACTGATAATTGTGATATTATATTAAAATCAGATAGTGATAGTATTGAAGAATATTCAAATGATAATATTTTAAATATATAAACGCATTTTTATTTACATATAAAAAAAAAGTTTATTTATAAATAATGGATAAAAATAATATAATTGATAATAATTATAATACAATTTTTTTTTCAAAAAATTTAATATCATCATTAAATAAAATTTTATTAAAAGAATGTAATATATATAATATTAATAGAGAAGGTAAACAAGAAATTGTAAATATTTTAATTAATAATATGAAATCTGTTTATAAATCTATAGATATTAATAAAATAAATAATAATAATTTTAATTCTATATTTGAGCAATATAAAAAACATTCAATATTAGAAGCATCAAATGAAATTAATCAAAACAATATATTAAATACATATCAAAATTCTGCATCTGATATAAAATTTAAACGTGATTTTAATTCTAATTTATCTGATGGTAATAAAGTTTTTGATAGACCACAATCAACAAAAACTATTAATAATAATAATAAAAAATTACAAATTCAAAATATTGTAAATGAAATTCCAAATTCACAAGTAATTAATTCTAATTATCAAGATAATATTATTAATGATTCAAAAAATATAAAAAATTCTAAAAAAAAAATATTAAATAATGAAAATATTTCACAATTAGATAAAGTATTTAAACCTATTATTGATGATTTAACAGATCAAGATTATTTTAATAATTATGATGATGGTAAATCTAATAATGTAACAAGTAATATGGAAAATATACAAAAAATGAGACAATCTGAGATAAATATTAAAAATCAACGTCCATCTACTCCAGAATTTTTAAAATCAAAAAATACTAGTAAAAATGAAAATTCATCAAAATATAATAATATTAATAATAATCAACAAAATAGTAATAAATTATCTGATAATAATAATGATTCTTTTAATAATGATTCTTTTAATAATCTAGCACATGATAGTAATGAAAATTTATTTAGTTTAGATAATATTGATAAACCTTTAATACAAGTTGACTTAGAAGAAGATAATTCATCTTTTGAAGATAGATTTAAAAGATTACAATCAGATAGAAATAATGTTAATATAATTCCTCAATTAGCAAATAAAATTGATTTTACTAATGATAATTTTCCTAAATCTGATAATTTAAATAATAATATTATTAATTATAATAAAAAAAATAATATAAATCAACCAAGTATATATAAAGAAAAAGAAAAAGAACATGAATTATTAAAAAAAGAATTACAATCGCGCAATTTACAACAACAACAACAATATGAAAAACAACCACAATATGAAAAACAACAATATGAAAAACAACAACAATATGAGAAACAACAACATGAAAAACAGCAATATGAAAAACAACAATATGAAAAACAACAACAATATGAGAAACAACAACAATATGAGAAACAACAACAATATGAAAAGCAGCAATATGAAAAGCAACAATATGAAAAGCAACAATATGAAAAGCAACAATATGAAAAGCTGCAATATGAAAAACAACAGCAATATGAAAAACAACAACAATATGAAAAACAACAACAATATGAGAAACAACAACAATATGAGAAACAACAATATGAGAAACAACAATATGAGAAACAACAATTAAAATATAATGATCAAGATCAAAATATAAATAATAATAATATAGAATATAAAAAATATAATAATATTTTAAATGATATTAAAAATATTAATACAAATACAAATACAAACACAAATATTATAGAACCATTAGATGATATAATTAAATTAAAAAATGAAATAATTTTATTAAAAAATGAAATTAATAATTATATAATAAATGAATCAAAAATTATAAATTTAAAAAAACAATTAGCAGATGAATTTGAAATTTTAAATAAAAAAAATAATGAATATGAAATTAAAAATGCAAATTTAATTATAAAAGAAACAGAATTAATAAAAATTGATTCTAATATTAAAGAATTAAAAAATAAATATAATAATTTATTTAAATATGAATATTTACAATTAGAAGTATCAAATATAAATAATAAATCATCATATATATATAATTTAAATCCAATTAATAATATAATTTCTATTAAATTAATTTCATATTCATTACCTGATGTAAAATATAATATTACACAAAATAAAAATAATAAATTAATTATTAAAATTAATAATAATATTTTTAATTTTGATATTGAACCAGGTAAATATACTATTGAAAATTTAATTGATTTATTAAATAAAAAAATTAATAATATTAATTTAAATATATCAATATCAGTAACAATTAATCAATTTATTTTAATTCAATCTATAAATAAAAATGATATAATTGAAATTATTGAAACATATTTATCTAAATATAATTTAGGATTTACAAATATAAATGATAAAGAAGATATAAATGATAAAGAAGATATAAATGATAAAGAAGATATAAATGATAAAGAAGATATAAATGATAAAAAAGATATAAATGATAAAGAAGATATAAATGATAAAGAAGATATAAATGATAAAGAAGATATAAATGATAAAAAAGATATAAATGATAAAAAAGATATAAATGATAAAGAAGATATAAATGATAAAGAAGATATAAATGATAAAGAAGATATAAATGATAATTTAAAAAATAAATGTTTATCAAATAAACCATGGGATTTAAGATTAGATGATAAAATTTATTTATATTTAAATAATTTATCAGATCAAATTCCATTTGGAATATTATATTTATCACAAAATATAAATTCTTCAGTATGTCAATTTAAATTTGAGGAACCATTTAATTTAGATAAATTACATATAATTTTTAAAGATTCAAAAAATTATGAATATAATTTTAATAATTTAGAACATTCATTAAATTTTTTAATAGAAAAAATTAATATTTAAAATTTATATTTCTAAAAAATATATTTCTATATTTATGCATTTCTTCATCATTAATAATATTATTAATAACATCATCAAAATTATAATCATTAACTAATTGTATAATAAAATTAATAGAATATACTCCACATTCTGAATTTTGAAATTGATGTTGTATATTATTATATCTAATATCAAAATTATTAATAATATTATTTATAATATCATTTGATTTAATTTCTTTTTTATGTTTATTAATATAATCTAATAATTTATTAATTAATAATTCATCATTAAATTTATTTTTATACATAAATTTTAAAATTTTATTAATAAATTTACGAATTCTTTTTAATGGTTTCTTACCTGTAGAATCAAAATAATATATTTGATTTTTTTCTAAATTTGCAAATAGACCTACCCAATGAGAACCTCCTTTATAATGTTCATCTAAATTTATAACTAATCCTATTTTTTTTTTATTATTTTTATATAATTCAGAGAAATTAATATCATTAAATCCTAATATATGTAAATCTTCAAAATCATATGGTACTGTACCTAAAAAAATAAAATCATTATTCATTATATGATATTGATGTATAACTTGATTAATATGATTAGTATTTAACCATTCATATTTTTTAGAAGGACCTAACGGTTTAAATGTATTATAATTTATATTATCATCTTCTAATTCTTTTATTATATTTAATTTTAACCAACATGTTTGATCAGAACAAACATCTTTTAATTTTTGAGTTAACGAATTTACTATATCATCTTTTACACTAGTATTTATATCAATTTTATCATTATTTTTAATATTATAATTTTCAGCTATTTTTTTTAATGATTCTAATGTAAAACATGATCCATTTTCATATTTTTTACTTGGAGCGCATTTTTGTTCTGCTATTATTGGATTTTTAATTAAAAGTTCATTTATATGTTCATATTTTTTTACTCCAGATTTAATATCAATATTATCATTTTTTATATTTGTTTTATATAATTGATTATTTTTATTTAATAATTTTTTCATATATCAAATTTTAGAAAAAAATTATAAAAATATTTTAATTTTTTCTAAATAATATCTAATATATAAATATATATGTATAAAGCAAAATATTTAAAATATAAATCTAAATATTTAAGTTTAAAATCTTCACCAAATAATATTATGAATATTGATAATTTAACTGATACCCCAGTATATAATAATATAATAGAAAAAAATAATAATTTTTTACCTTTATTAAATAAACAAAGTGGGGGTAAAAATAACACACATATATTAAATGTTAATCAATTAACAGCTACTCCAACAATTTTAGTGTCTGAATCATTATCAGATAATAATATAAATGAATTAAATAAATTATTAATTAATAATAAAAATGAAAATGAAAATAATATATTATCTGAAATGAACGAAATAGAAAATTTATCATCTGATATTAATAATTTATTAAATAATAATTTACAATTAGGAGGAGATGATGACGATGATGATAGTATTAAAAATGAGAATCCTAAAAAAGATGAAAGTGAAAGTGATAGTGAAAGTGAGAGTGAAAGTGAGAGTGAAAGTGGAAGTGAAAGTGAAAGTGAAAAAAGTGAAAAAAGTGAAAAAAGTGAAAAAAGTGAAAAAAGTGAAAAAAGTGAAAAAAGTGAAACAAATGAGAGCGAAAGTAAAAAAAATAATACTAAAAAATATAATATAAAAAATATAAATTCAAATAAAAAATATATATCTAATAAAAAAGATTCAGATTCTCATTCAAGTTTATCAAGTGATTCATCATTAGTTTTTAGTTCTAGTGATAGTGATAGTAAAATATAATAGTTTATTAATTATAAAAAAAAAAAATTGTTTAATTTATATTTTATTATTAATTATAATAATAAAATATAAATGTCATTATTTAAAATTAATAATATTAATATGTTATCAAGTTGGGGATATAAATTATCAATGAATACAGAATGTACTATTTGCAGATGTAATTTAAATGAAGATAGTTTATATTATCAAGAAGAATGTAAAAAATCATCTATAATAGAAAATATATGTGGTCATGTATTTCATAATGAATGTATTGAACCATGGATAATTAAATATAAAACATGTCCATTATGTTCATCACCATGGAGTATTAATACTAATACTAATACTAATACTAATACTAATACTAATACTAATACTAATACTAATACTAATACTAATACTAATACTAATACTATTAGTATTAATTAATTATTTAATAATTGATTTAATTTATAAATTATAGTATTATTTTTTATACCAATACCATTTTCATAATCATTAATTATATTAACTTGTATATTTAATTTTATTGCTAAATCTAATTGTGATAAATTATTTTTTTTTCTAAATTCTTTTATTTTTAATCCATAATCAATAGGTATTAAATATTTAGAAATAGAATCATAATCATAATTATGTGGTTCAATTTCTATATTATTAAATATGGTAACGCGTTGATTTAATGATGGTAATTTAAATTTTGACATATATATATATATATATTAATATATATTTATATATTAATTAAAAAGTAATTTAACAACTTTATTATGAATAATTAATATATTGTAAGATTTATATATAAATTTTAAAATTAAATTTTTTTTATTCATATTTAAATATTTAGATGTTATCGAAGTTGTTATTTCATTATTATTATTTAAATATGATCCATAATATTCATCTAAAAATAATTTATTAAAAATTAAATTATACTGTTTTGATTTAATTTGTTTTAAATTTAATAATCCAGAAGGTTGTGTTTCTTCAGGATATAAACAAAATGAATGATAATATAACCCTTTTGGTAAAATATTATTTAAATATTTATATGATAATAAATATGTATAATAATTACTATTAACATTTGGTACTAATAAGTCTAATTGATTAAAACTCAATAATTGATTATCAATTATTTCATTATTAAAATATTTAAAAGTATCATATAAAAAATTAATATTTTGCCCATATTCAGAAAGCCCATCTTTAAATATTTGAGGTTGTATATACCAGATTAATTCTTTACAAGGTTTATTACAACCTAATTCACAATTAAACATTAATTGATTATTATTAATATCATAAATATCTTCATCTACTGTTTCAATTATATATTCTAATTTAGAATTTGCAAATTTAGTTCTTTCAATATCATCAAAATATATAAATTCACCTATTAATTTTATATTTGGATTTTTAATTAAACTATAATAAATATTATAATCTATAAAATAATAATATGATCCTATAATATTTGCAATATTTATATCCATTGTATTAATATTTGACATTAAATATATCCATTGATTTTTATCAATTAAATAATTTAATATAATATTATCTAAATTTAATAATATTAATTGTTCATTTGTTACTAATGGATTTAATAATTTATAAATTTGTAATTCTGTATATGGTGTTCCATATTTTTTTAATAAATAATTAATATCATCTTCACTTAATGAATTAAATTTTAATTTTAATAATTCATTATTAATATATAAACATATATAATTAATAAATTTATATTCAATATTAATAGAATATTTATTATAAATTAATTTTTTATTTAAAATAATTTTTAATTCAAAATCAAAATCTATATTTATATTAATTAAATTATCAAATGATTTTTCAAAATTTTGAAATGATATTATTTTTTTTAAATCATTAATTTTTACATTTATTGAAATAGTATTATTTTGTAATGATATTAATGGTAATACTAAACCAGGATCTTTGCAAAACCAAAAAAGTAATGGAACTAAAATTTTATTACCTCCTTTTGGTAAATTATTAAAAATATTATTAGCTGTATTATGTCCAATCATATTGAAATAATTATTAATATTATCTTCTTTAATTTTATGTAATTGATTAATATGTAATATATCATTTGAATATTTAGTTATTTCTTGTCCACATATTTCTAAATAAAAATATTCAAAAAAATTATGTCCTAAATAATCTACATAATTAAATTCTATTTGATTATCATTATTTTTATTAATAAGTTCATTATAATAATAATTTTTTTTATAATGATAATAATTTAAATATTTAATCATATTTTTATATATATTATCAATATCATTTATAATAGTGTGTCTTGATATAAAATTATTATCATAAATTAACAAATTAGTTATTAATTTATTAGAATTATTTATATTATTAATATATGATGATAAATCAATTAATTCTATAATATTATTTTTAATATTATTAATATATAAATCTCGATTTATTTTATTTAAATAATTAAATTTTATAACTTCATCTGTTAATAAAGTTATTGATATATTTTCTGTATCCAAATATTGTTTTAATATACGATATAAATTTATTTCAATATTTACAAATCCTTTTAAATTATTATATAAATTATCCCAAATATTATAATTATAAGTTATATTATTAATATTTAACTTTTTTTGTTCAATATATAATTGATTAGTTATATAAGTATCTGAAAAAGATAATTTTGGCAATTCTATTTCTAAATAACAATGATGCAAAGCATCCCCTAAATTATTTACAATAAATGTTAAATTATTATTATATTGTGGCATTTGTTCAGATAATATTTCTTTCATTTCAATTGAAAAATTGACATATCTTCTATATATTTTTTTAAAAAATGTTATCTCTGGATTAATACTTAAATATAAATCTTGTTTACCTGAAAAAATTAATTGTATAAGTCCTCCTGTCATATTATAATAAATTTATTTATTTATTTATTTTTAAACTAAAATAAATAAATATATAATTAAATTAAATTAATTTTTATTAACTATTACTGGTGTTACTAGTGATTTTTCAGTTATTATTAAATTTTTAGTAAATAAATAATACATTAAAAATGCACCAATTACAATTATTATTTCACTATAATGATTAAATTTATTTTTTCTAACTGTTACACCTACATATACTGCTAAACCATTTTTAATTATATCACTTACTAGATCTTGATTATTATTAACATTAGGTACTAATGATCTAACTGAATCTTCGATAAATAAATCATATAATACATATACACCTATCATAGCACCACGTTCTTTTAAAAATATTTGATTTGCATTAAATTCACGATTATCCATATATGATTCAGCTAATTCTAAACTACCAAATATAGTTGACCATAAAGCAATATCAGTAACTACTTGTTTAATTTTTTTATTATGTACATTAGCATTATCTAATATAAATGTTGTAACTTTACTTAATAATAAATCATATATTACTGCACCAATTAATAATGCTATTGTTTGTTTCATCCATTTATCTTGAACAAGTAAAGGATCTTGTTTAACAAAATATAAATATATAGCAGATGTAATCATTAAAGTTATTAAAAAAACAGTATGTTTTTGTGCATTAAGAATTTCCGTTGAATTTATCATAAATAATATAAATATATATAGAAAAAAAATTTAAATATTTTTTTTAAATATTTTTAAAAGTAAGTTTATTTAAATATTAAAATATTTATATTTTATAATATGCAAATATTTGATTTTAAATTTTTAATATTATTATGTATAGCAATTATTATTTATTTTATATATAAAGAAATTGAAAATTTATATTTAAAAATTAATAGTTTAGAAAATAAATATATTTTTTTAGAAAATAAATTAATTAATATTAAAAATATTAATAATCAATCATTAAATGATAAAATAGAAAATAATAATAATATTAATAATAATAATAATAAAACAGATGCAAATATAGATAATAATATAACAGATTCAAATATAGATAATACTATATCATATGAAATTATTGATAATATAAATATTAATAATTTTGATAAAATTAATAATTTAAATGATATTATATCAGATCAAATAAATAATTTATTTTCAGATAATAAATTTCCAACAATAATTGAATTAAATATTAATGATATAATTAATCAAAATAAACAAAATATTAATATTATAACTAAACAGGCTGTTCACTCTAATTTAAGTAATATATTAGATAATAATATAATACAACAACAAATGGAAGTTAATAATATACAACAAATGAAAGTTAATAATATACAACAAAATGTTCAACAAAATGAACAATATGAAGAAAATGAACAAAATGTTCAACAAAATGAACAATATGAAATAAATGAACAATATGAAGAAAATGAACATAATGAAGAAAATGAACACAATGTTCAACAAAATGAACAATATGAAGAAAATGAACAACAAAATGAACAACAAAATGAACAATATGAAGAAAATGAACAACAACATGAACAACAAAATGAAAACGAACAATATGAACAGAATAAAAATGAAGTAAATGAAAATGAAAATAATAAAAATGAACAACATTCGAAGCTTGTTCATGAACGCGATGAGCGCGTTGAACAACAATATGAACTAGATAAAATAGAACACCAAACGAAGCTTGTTGTTGAACGTGCTGAACACCAAGCGAAACTTGTTGTTGAACGTGCTGAACACCAAAATATAGTAAATAAAATAGAACAATATGAAGTAAATAAAAATGAACAACAAAATATAGTGAATAAAATAGAACAACAAATAGATCAACATGTAGTACACCAAATGGAACAACAAATAAAAAAAGTTCAAAAAATACAAAAAGTACAAGAACAAAATAATAATTTTATAAAAAATAATGATAGTAGTGATGATGATAATTATTCAATATCATCAAATAAACATATTACAGTTTATTCAAATGAAGATGATAATAATAATCAATTAATTAATAAAAATAATGAATTATATAAAATTAAATATTTAGATATAAAAAAAATAGCAAAAGATAATAATATAAATTTATTAAATTCTAATAATAAATCTAAATCTAAATCTATATTAATAGCTGAATTAAATAATATTTTATCAATTGAAACAATAGAATTAATATATAATAATTATAAAAAAAAATATCTAATTAATTAATATATATATATATATATATGGATAATAGATATTACCAACAAGGATGCCCTGCTAGAATGCACGATGGAAGATTTATAACAAATTATAATAGATTATCTATTTTTGAACAATATATAAAAAATATAAATAATATATCATCTGCCCAAGACTATAAACAATTTTTACAACAAAATGGGGATATATTAATTAATAATGAACGTGCATATTATGCTAAAAAAAACACATGTATATTAACTGGTCATAATATATTACCATTTAATAATAATTCTTGTGGTTGTGATTAATATATTATTTTAATAATTTAAAAAGTTTAATTATTAAAATAATTTATAAGCTATTAATATGAATAAATTTGATAAACCATACAGAATTCAACCATTATATGATAATAAAAAAATAATTGATTTATTCAATCGTGTTGGGAAACTAGATACATATGAATTATTACAATATTCATTAATTAATCAATTAAGTTTAGATGTAATAAATGATAATGGTGACTCATTAATACATGAAGTTATAAATATAGATAGTAAAAAAGCAACAGAAAAAATAAAACTAGATATAATTAAATTTTTAATTCAAAATAATGTAAATCCAGATTTGCCAAATAAAAATAATAAAACACCATTACATTTTGCATGTTTTTTTCAATATGAAAAAATTATTGAATATTTATTATCATTTAATGTTGATTCAAATTATCAAGATAATTATGGATATACACCATTACATTATTTATTTTTAGGTAATATAAAAACTTATAATAATAAATCAAATATAGAAGATTTTATACCTTCGACAATTACTAATTATAATCATGATTTTTTATTAAAAATTAAAAAAAATTTATGGAATATTATTAAATCTAGAATAGAAAATATACCTATTTTTAATACACTATTAGAAACGATAAATAATTTATTATTATATGATAATGATATTTTAATAATTAAACAAATGTATAATAGTTATTTAGAATCAAGTTTAGATCCTTCAAATAATATAAATAATAATGATTTATCTGATATAAAAACAAATATATTTAAATTACGTAATGAAATTACAAAAATTATTAAAATTAAATTTAATAATTTTAAAAAAATATCATTATTAAAAATACATGAATCAAAACCTGATTCTTGGTCGCATGAAAATAATACATCTAATTATTCAATTATAGAATCTGGTAATAATAAAAAATGGTTTAAAAATTATTTAAATAGTTTAATAATAGATATTAAAAAACAAAATGATTTATATACACCTAGTATATTAGATAAAAATTTTTTAAGTATTGATTATGTATTTCGTCCAGTACATAATGACTTAACAAAATTTTTAGTACCAGGAGATATTGGACTTAGTATACATGGTCCTGATGCAATTGATATAGATTTTGATAGAGATGGTACTCCAGATCCATATACAGAAAAATTATTAAGTAAAAGAACAAAATATTTATCTTATTATTTTAATAATATTTATTATCCATCTGATTTTAAAAATACATATGATAAATTATTATATATAAATGCATTAGATTATGCATCTGATATAATTGATGTTGACAATTTAAAATTAATGGGTGGACCACGTGAAATTATTATATCATACCCACCTTATGTTTATAAATCTATAGATACCTATAAATATGATATGTATCATATAGTAGATGAAATAAAAAAATTACATAAATTAAAAAATATAAAAAAACAAATATTATATTTATTATGCGGGCCAATTTCTTATAATACATTATTAAATAATAATGATATACCAGAACATTTTGATATTAGTTATTATTATAAAATTGATAATAATGATGAGGGTGATAATGATGCTACTTTTGCTACTAAAATTATGATTAATTACGCAATTGATGACGTGATGGATGACGTGATGACTTATATGCGTGATTTAAGAAAGGATTTTAAAAATGAACATAATTGGCATATATTAAATAATAATGACAATGATAATGTCAATTTTTTTAAATATACTAACATACAGCAGTATTTTGATAAAAATATTGAATTAATAACTGAAAAAAATAATAATATGATAAAGAATGTATATACAGGATGTGCATATTTAGATATGTTAGTTTATATGACATTTAGTTATTATTCAATAATAGATCCTGAAAAAATGATAAATATAATAGATGACAAAAATATGAATCAAGTATTAGCAATTAGTCTTGATGATGACTATAAAGAATTACCATTTAGTAATAATTATTTTGCAATTAAATGGTATAATATTTATACTAATAAAATAATTTATAATAATAAATTATTAGGACCATGGATTTTGGCAATGTGGTATGATTTAATGAGTAAATATTCTGTAACAAATTTAAAATGTGTTGTTCCATTTAGACTAATAATGTTAATATCAAGTTTAATTAATTATATTAATCAACCTCAAATTGAAAATAAACAACTAGATGATAAAATAAATGTTTATATTATAAATAATATTTATAATTCATATAAACCACAAATGATTGAATATTTATATAACCTATTATATATTAAATATATAATTGATGATGACTATTTAAAAACAATTAATAATTTAATTATTAGTTGGATTATTTTCATACTTAGTGATGATATAACATATTATATAGATAATGATATAGGTGGTGATATAGATGCCATTAACGCTTTTTTAAAAGAAGCTATAAAACAAATTAAAAATGAAAATATATTAAATATATATTTTATATTGGATGCTATATTTAATAATGATAATACATTTGATAATTATGACTACATAATTAAGTGTGAAGAAATTTATAATAAATATAAACCTAATTATAAAAATAATATTGATATAATATGTGCTATTATATTAGATTATTATAATAGTTTATTATTTAATAAACCATTAAAACAAAATATATTAGATACTATATTTTTATTACAAAAACTATACTATTATAATTATATTAATAAGGATAAACATAAGATACCGGAAATATTAGATGAAATAATACATGATATTTTAAATTTAAATTCTCACACTATTAGCACCGATACCTTTAATGAAGAAAAATTAGAAAAAATATTTACATGTAATAATTTACCTAGTTTTTATGGTTATTATAATTGTATGAAAATAAATAGTATACAACATAAAACTAAATATGAATTAGCACATTTATTAGGTTTATATTATGAAGGTACAATACAAGATATTAAATTAGATAAAAAATATGAAAATGGTAATAAATATTATTATATTATTTATGATGGTGTTCTTGATCATAACAATTTTACACGAGTTAATAATATAAACTGTTATGATGATATAACTACATTTCATTCATTTTTAATATCAAATGATGATGATAATAAATTATATAATTTACAACAGTATAGTATACCATTACCATTAAATTATTTAATACATAATACTATATCTAATATAAATTTAAATAATAATGATGGTAATAATATGGAGGAAATATTATTTAAATATAATTTTTATTATTATTATTATTGTATTAATAACTATTATAATCCTCCAACTGCTGATTTATATTTTTTAACATTATTTAAAATAATAATTCATTATCAAAATCTAATTTATAATTATTTAATTAATATTAATAATATTTTATTAAAATTAAATAAAGGTGATATATCAAAAATTAAAGATATATATACAATATATTATCCATCTATAATATCAATAATTAAAATTATTAATAATTATGAATTATCTATTAATAATTATAATAAAACATATGACAATGATAATTTTAAAAAATTTACTAAAAATATATTAACATATGATTATAAATTATTAGCAAAATATTTAAATGATATTAATGCATATTTATATATATATACATACTTATTTAATAAATCAAAAATAATTAAATTAAATAAATTTAATTATTATCAAATTCCAGATAACATAAATATGTTCAAAATACAATCATATTTATATTATAATAAAAATAGTGAAGATAAATATAATAAATATGATCATTTTGATCATGAAGAAAGAGAAGTAGAAGAAAGAGGGGACGAAGGAGAAGAAGGAGAAGGAGAAGAAGAAGGAGAAGGAGAAGAAGAAGCAGAAGGAGCAAGTGTAAGAGTCAAAATAGGAATTATTAATGATTATCCTATAAATAATTATAATAATATATATACTATTATTGATAGTTTTTATAATTTTATAACAATATATAAAATTAAAGAATCATTATTAGAAATTGACAAATCATCAAAAATACCACCTTCATTATATAATAATTTACATTTATTATATGAACGTGCATTAATTGAAATAATAAAAGATATTATTACACATATTAATACTACTAAAAATATTGCAGATACGGATGAATTAGAATTATATAAAGATATTGATAATTTTATTAAAAATAAATATATTATACAGAATGATAATGATATATATATATATCATTATATATCAAAAATAATAGAAGAATTATTTATATATAAAATAAATATTTTAATTTATCAAAGTATTTATAGAATATATAGTAAATATATATTAGATAAAGATATTGATATTAGTGTTGATATTAGTGTTGATATTAATGATGATTTTTTAAATTTTAATAAAGGAATTAATTTATTAAATAAAAATAGTATAATTGATATTGATATTAATAATATAAATGATACAATTAATTTTTATCAATTAGTTAATAAAACTTCATACAATAAATTAAATATTAGTGATGAATTTTCTAATAAAAAATTTATACTTTATTCAAATGATTTTTCAAATAATAAATTATATAAAAATAATACTAAATATTATATTGAAATTAATACTAAATTAATAAATACATTATTAATTAATAATGCTAATCCATTATTATATGATTTTGATAATACATCATGTATTTCAAAAATATTAAAAAATTATTATTATATACCATTACAAGAATTAAAAAAATTAAATATAACTATAAATAATATAAATGATATTGAATATATTAAATCAGATATTATTAATAATATAGATAAAATCTTATATAATATAAATAATGATACTAATATAAGTATAATATTTAAAAATATTTGTGAAAATTTATATAATGAAATTGAAAATTTATTATATTCTAATCAAGAATTTGGTAATAATATTTTAAAGTATTTAATTGATGGTTTTTATTTGTCTTTGTATTTAATTTTTCACTATTTATCATTAGAATTATTATCAATTAATAATACAAAAATTAATAGTGATCAAATGAATAAAATATTTAATTTAATAAATATTAATATTAATCATATTAATAATTATTATATATTAAATAATATTAAAAATATGAAAATACCAAATGATATTAAATATATAGTAAATATAGAATTATTAAATGATATTGAAAATGAATATAATGAAAAGAAAAAGAAATTAATAGAAATAAATACTTTATTACAAGATACTAATCATCCACAATTAAAATTAAATTTACAAAATGAAAATAAAAAAATATATAATGAAATTAAAAAATTAAAATTAAAAATTGATCAAATGAAACAACATGAAATAAAATATATTACTGATCTACCTATAACTAATGAACAAGATATTATTTCTAATTTAGAATTTTATTTTACTAATAAAGATAAATTAATTGAAATTAGTTGTTGGAATAAATTATTTAATTTACCATTAAATAATAATTATAATTTAATTCCCATACATTTATTAATATATCAAAAAAAATTAATTAATTCAAATAAAATTGATATAGTTAATTTATATTTAATAAAATTAATATTTAATTATTTTTCAAATATATGTGAAAATTATTTTAATAATGATAAATATACTGATAATAATAAAACTTTATTATTTATTAATTTAGCATTAAATTATATTACTAATATAGTAATTGGTTATAATTTAGAATATACTATTAAACGTTTATTATTTTTATAATAATAATATATCAGATGAACAAGAAAAAATAAAAATTTGTAATAATAAAATTTTATTTATATTTGAACAACATTTTGAATTAAATAATAGTTTTAAATATTTTATATATAATGTTACATGTCCATTATTAGTTAAATCATCTGTTAATATTTATAAAAATAAAGATGATGAATTACAACATGAAAAAATGCAAGTGAAAGATATTTTAAAAAATTTAGTTGATTTATTAGATAATTCCCCAGTATTTATTGATGAAATTTTTTTAAATAATTTAAAAAAGAAAATAATATTATATTTTGATACATTTGTATCAAATATTATATTATTATGGTATGTTAATATAGAAAATATATTAAAATATATTATAAATAATTATAGAAGCTTAGAAATATTAGAAAATTTATTACCTTCATAAAATTAATTAACTAATTCTTCTACTATTTTTATAGTAAAACTATGTTCAATATTTCTAAAATTAATTTCTTTACCATCAGGATATAAAAAATTAATTGTTAATTCTGTTAATGTATTTATTGGAAATACATTAGAGTATAATTCTATTGGATATTTTACAAATGTATTAAATAATATGTCACCAGGATTTCCTGATAATAATATTTTTGCAAATGATGATGGTAATGTATTATTATAAATATATTCAATATCATTTAAATACATTAAAAAATAATTATATTTACCTGTTAAATTTATAAATTTACTTGAATAATCTATTATATTTCCTACTTGATCTACATTATTTGAATATATATATGCATCTTTATTACTTATAATTGAATTAAAATGTGTTATTGATGATGAATTCCCAACATTTTTAAATCCTATAATATCTCCTATTGTATCTGATTTATCAAATAGAAAACTTATTTTTGCTTTTGTTTTTATTATTATATTATCTCCACCTTGAGATTCATTATTATTATTATTAATAGTATCTGTAATTATTTCTTCTTTTAATCCTAATATAATATCATATGTTTGATCATTTATATTAATATTATAAATTTGTTTATCTCCATTAATATAATTTGATGAAATCAAATATATTTCTAAATCATTTTCATTTTGAATTTTAATAGTAGTATCAATTGCATTTGATATAGTAATAATATCTCCAATATCTACTATATTATTTTTATGTATAACACGTAATATATAATATTCATAATTATTAATTAATTCTAATTTAATTAATAAACTATTTGGTAATTTAATATTTTCATATGATTTAAATATTATACTTTGTGCATTTGATTCAAATTCTATATTAAATATATTATAAATAGTTAAAATATCATTTGATATAATTCTTTTTACACTATTTAATTTATTTTGAATTTTTAATAATAATGTATTTGCCGTATAAGTTCCTTCATCTATTTGAACTGAATAAATATAAGGACCATCATTTAAATGTTTCCAATATAATTTATCATTAACATCTTTTTTAATAATTAAATCAATATAAGGAAATTCAGTACTTATTAATTCAATATTAATAACATTATTAAAACTTTTTTTTAATGTAATTACATAATTATTTGCATTAGGATATCCAGTAATTGTATTAATAATTTTCATAACTTGAACTTTATTACCACCTCCAAATATATTCATATATGGTTTTAAAAATATTTGTATTTCAAATATATTAGAATTAATTATATTTGTTACTTCATGATATGATTGATAATTATTATTATTAATTGGATAATTTGCATTTAAATATCCTAATTCTATACCACTTATATGTAAATATGATATTTTAAAAACTTGATTTAAAACTGTAACATTATTTGTTTGATTAATATAATTAAATGGTAATTCAATAAATAATAGATTATTACTAATATTTAATAAATCTGTAATATTTAAATTTGGATAAAATTGTTGATAAATAGATATTAATTTATTAATTTCTGTTTGTTCTTTAATTGATGGTATATCTGATATTATTAATATTTTATTAATACCTAAAATTATATTTAATGGAATATTATCAATCATATTATTTATTGTTTGATTTCCATAAATTTCTATATTAATATATAATGAGTCAATATAATTATTATAATTTGTATCAATTGATATATTATCTAAAATAATAACTAAATATTTAAAATTATTTACTAAATAAAAATTATTACCAATTATTCTTGTTATACCTTCAACATTTTGTAATATAATTTTATCACCTATTTTTAAATTATGATTTGGATAATTTATATTTATTTTATTACTATTTATTTTAAATTCTAATGGATTATTTGGTAATAATTTATTATCTGAATTATAAATATTTTTTGCATATAAATTACGGTGCGAACTATCAATATTTAATAATGTAGTTTTTTTTATTTTAGTATTCATTATTAAATTAATTAATAATAATTATTTAAATTAAAATATATAGTCAATTTAATAAATTAATAAATTTTCCTTATATAAACTATTATATAAAAAAAATTGATAATAAAATATATTTAAAAGAATATAATAAATATTATATCAATGTCTAAAGCAAGAAAAAATATTAATATTAATAATAATATGACTGAAACAATAACATCTAAATCAGATACTGAAAGTTATAGTAAAGTATCACAAAGAGAACATGTATTACTAAGACCCGATACATATATTGGAGATATAGAACCAACAACTGAATTAATGTGGATTTATACATTAGAAGAGAATAAAATTATTGAAAAAAATGTTACATATACACCTGGATTATTTAAATGTCTTGATGAATTATTAGTAAATGCACGTGATGCATCTATTAATGATCCAACATGTAATATAATTAAAATTAATTATAATATTGAAGAAGGATATATTAGTATTTATAATAATGGTGATAATAGTATTCCAGTTGATGTTCATCCTATACATAAATCATTAATTCCTACAATGATTTTTGGAGAATTATTAACTAGTTCTAATTATAATGATAATGATGATAGAACAACAGGTGGAAGAAATGGATATGGTGCGAAACTTGCAAATATATTTTCTACTAAATTTATAGTAGAAATTGATGATGCAAAAAGAAATAAAAGATTTAAACAAATATGGCATAATAATATGGAAACATTTGATGAACCTATTATTACAAAATTACCACCTAAAATAAAAAGTTCAGTAAAAATTACTTTTTATCCTGATTTTAAACGTTTTAAAATTGATAATTTAGATAATGATCATTATAATATTTTATATAGAAGATCAATTGATATATCAGGCACATCAAACAAATTAAATATGTATTTTAATGATATTAAAATTAATTGTAATAATTTTAAAAATTATATTGAATTATATAATTTTAATTCTCCAATTTATTTTGATGATAATAATGAACGATGGAATATAGGTGTTATTTATAAACAAGATAGTGGAGGTAAAATTATTAGTTTTGTAAATAGTATTTCTACTTATAATGGTGGAACACATTGTACACATGTTATTGATAATATTATTAAAATTTTAATTAATAATTATATTAAAAAAAAAGATAAAGATATTAAAGTTACACCTACATTATTAAAAGATAATTTAATATTTTTTATTAATAGTATTATTGTTAATCCTGCATTTTCAAGTCAAACAAAAAATACATTAACTACTAAAATTGATAAATTTGGTTCTAAATATGAACCAAATGATACTTTTTTAAAAAAATTAGCTAAATGTGGTATAATTGAACAAGTAATTGAACTTGCAAAATTTAAAGAAAATTCTAGTTTAAAAAAAACTGATGGTAAAAAACAAATTAAAATTATTGGTATTCCTAAATTAGAAGATGCTAATAAAGCTGGAACAAAAGAATCTGGAAAATGTACATTAATTTTAACTGAAGGTGATTCGGCAAAAGCAACTGCAATGGCCGGATTAGGTGTTATTGGTAGAGATTATTATGGTGTATTCCCATTAAAAGGGAAAATATTAAATGTTCGTGATGCACCACCAGCACAATTATTAGCAAATGAAGAAATTAAAAGTTTAAAAACAATTTTAGGATTAAAACAAAGTCAAGATTATAGTAGTAATAATAATTTTAATACATTAAGATATGGACATATTTTATTATTAACAGATCAAGATTTTGATGGAAGTCATATTAAAGGATTATTTATAAATTTTTTACATGCACTTTGGCCTTCACTTGTAAAATATGATAGTTTTGTTCAAACATTAAGTACACCTATTGTTAAAGCATTTAAATTAAAAAATACTTTAGAATTTTATACAATGACTGAATATGAACAATGGAAAGAATCAAATGATTCAAGTAAATGGAAAATTAAATATTATAAAGGGTTAGGTACTTCAACCAGTGTTGAAGCACGAGAATATTTTACAGATATTAATAAAAAATTAATTACTTATTATTGGGATAATGATGAAAAAGATGATGATTCAATTAAATTAGCTTTTGATAAATCAAGATCAGATGACAGAAAAAAATGGTTAATGGAATATAATAAAAATAATATTTTAAATTATGAACAAAAAAAAATTCAATATAATGATTTTATAAATTTAGATTTAATTCATTTTTCAAATGAAGATTTAATTAGATCAATCCCATCTGTTATTGATGGTCTTAAACCATCACAACGTAAAATTTTATATGGAGCAATTTTAAGAGGATTAGATAAAGATGAAATAAAAGTAAGTCAATTAGCAGGTTTTGTATCTGATAAAGCTGCATATCATCACGGTGAAATGTCATTAAATGGGGCAATTATTGGAATGGCACAAAACTTTTTAGGATCTAATAATATTAATATATTAAAACCATGTGGACAATTTGGTACAATTTTAAAAGGAGGAAAAGATGCTGCTTCATCAAGATATATTTGGACAATGTTAGAAGATTTAACAAGTATTATATTTAATAATTTAGATAATCCAATTTTAAATTCTCAAGATGATGATGGTATGCCTATTGAACCAGAATATTATGCACCTATTATTCCTATGATTCTAGTAAATGGTGCTGAAGGAATTGGAACAGGATTTTCTACTAAAATTCCACCATATAATCCATTAAATATAATTAATAATTTAAAAAATATTATTAATAATAATCCATTTGAACCGATGGATCCATGGTGGAAAAATTTTAAAGGTAGAGTTATTAAAATAGATAATAATAATTATGAAATATATGGAAATTATGATATTAAAGATAATAGTGTTATTATTACTGAACTTCCTGTTGGTGAATGGACAAGTAATTATAAAGAATATATTGAAAAACTATTAGAAGAATCAGCAAATTCAAAAAGTAAAACACGTGTTCCAATTATTAGTTATATTGATAATAATACTGATTCAAAAGTACATTTTGAATTATTATTTGAAGATAATTATTTAGAAACTAATGATATTGAAAAAACATTACATTTAACTAAAAAATATTCAATTAATAATATGCATTTATATAATTCTGAAAATTGTATTAAAAAATATAATAATGTTGAAGAAATTATGTTAGATTATTATAATGTTAGATTAAGATTATACCAAAAAAGAAAAGATCATCAATTAGATGTATTAGAAAAAGAATTACAATTAATTAGTTATAAAGTTAAATTTATATTATTAGTTATTAATAATGAATTAATTATTAATAATAAAAAAAGAACTATAATTGAAGAAGAATTAGAAAAATTAGAATTTCCAAAGCTTGGAAATGATAAATTATCATATGATTATTTACTTAATATGTATATTCATAGTTTAACTTTTGAAAGAATTGAAATTTTAAAAAATCAACAACAAGATAAACAATGTGAATATGATGATTTAAAAAATAAATCTATTAAAC